ATATACCTGATGATGATGAAATCAACAGCTACAAAGGTGATGTGCAAAAAAGAATTAAACAGTTAAAATATGAGTATCACGAAGAGCGCAGGCAAAAAGAAGAAGCAAAGCGTCTAAGTGAAGAAGCGGTAACAGCTACCCAAAAACTCATGGAAGAAAACAAAAAGCTAAGAAAAACACTAGACGATGGTGAGGGAGTATTAGTTGAACAAGCCAAGAGTAGAGTTGAGGCGCAGCTTACTCAGGCAAAACAAGAATACAAAGATGCTTATGAGGCAGGTGATCCTGATAAGTTGATAGAAGCACAAGAAAAATTAACTAATGTGCAAAACGAAAAGTATCGGGTTGATAATTACAAGCCCCCAGTAAGAGCAGAAGAGTCTGAAGCAGCTCCTCCAGCTCAGGCTCCTGCTCAACGTAAAGTACAGGAACCGACAGGAAAAGACAAAGAATGGCTAGAAGCAAATAGCGATTGGTTTCAAAAAGATAATTATGAGGATATGACAGGTTACGCTATGGGCGTACACCAAAAGTTAGTAAAAGCAGGATTAAATCCAAAGCTAGATACAGAAGAATATTATAGAAGAATTGACGAAGCTATGGGAAAAGCATTTCCAGAGCATTTCAACAAAGACAAGCAGACCGTTGAGACAGAAGAGGTAGAAGCACCTCAACGAACTGCTGGTACCGTGGTTGCCCCAGTTAATAGAAGTGCAAAAAAACCACGCAAAGTGCAGCTAACCTCCACCCAGATAGGACTCGCTAAACGTCTGGGAGTTACCCCTGAACAATATGCAGCGCAACTATTGAAGGAATCAATATAATGGTTAACAGAGACTCACGCACAGAAGATACAAGAGAGAAATCAGAACGTAAGGTTACATGGCAAAGACCATCAGCTTTACCTGATCCAACGCCACAAGATGGTGTAGAATTTAGATGGATTCGTACATCAGCCCTTGGACAGTCTGATATGACAAATGTATCATCAAAATTTCGTGAAGGATGGGAGCCTGTAAAATTAGAAGATCATCCTGAGTTGAAGATCATTTCTGATGTTGATTCTAAATTCAAAGGTAATGTAGAGGTTGGAGGATTGTTACTTTGCAAGAACTCCACAGAAAACATGGAAGCCAGAAGAGACTATCAAACAGATCAAGCAAAATCACAAATGCAGGCTGTGGATAATAGTTTTATGAAGGAATCCGACCCCCGTATGCCAGTTCTCAAACCAGAGAAAAGCACACGCACTTCGTAATTTAACATTTTAATTTAAGGGAGACAGTTACATGTCAGCAACAGCAGCTCCTTTTGGATTAAGACCTGTAGGTAATTTAGGCGGAACTTACAATGGTTCTTTCCGTCAGTACCCAGTATTATCATCATATTCAACAAGAATATGCTTTGGTGATGTTGTAAAGCTAGTAGATGGCGGAACAACTACTACTATTGAAAAAGATACTGGAACTACCTCAGCTACTCCAATAGGTATTTTCTTAGGGTGCAGATTTATTGATGTCAGCACAAAACAATTAACTTTCAGTCAGCAGTGGTCTGGTGCAGCACATACAGAGGGTATGGCTTATGTATGTGACGATCCAAACATCTTGTTTGAAATTCAAGCAGATGGCACTGTAAATGATGACGATATTGCAGCAAACTGTGCATTAGTACAGGGAACATCAAGTTCTGCTTTAGGTATTTCTAGAGTGTCACTTGATATCAGTACAGCGGCTACTACAGCATCATTACCAATAAGAATCGTTGATTTCAAAGGCGGTTTTGATGGTGATGAAAAAGGTACTTCATTCCCAATAATGCTATGTAAGTTCAATACAGGTCATCAACTTGGTATTGGTGTTGTTTCTGGTAACGCACCTTCTGCAGCTTAATAAGGAGATTAGAATATGGCTATATCAAGAGCGCAACTCCTTAAAGAGTTGTTACCGGGCTTGAACGCATTGTTTGGCTTGGAATACGAAAAGTATGAAGATGAACATACTGAAATATATGAAGTAGAAAACTCAGAGCGTAGCTTTGAAGAAGAAGTGAAGTTATCTGGTTTTGGCGCAGCTCCTGTAAAACAGGAAGGTGCAGCAATATCATATGACACTGCACAAGAGTCATTTACTTCAAGATACAACCACGAAACTGTGGCTATGGGCTTTTCAATAACAGAAGAGGCAATGGAAGATAATCTTTATGATTCATTGTCTGCTCGTTATACAAAAGCACTAGCTAGAGCAATGGCTTACACAAAGCAGACAAAAGCTGCTTCATTGCTTAACACAGGCTTTGATACATTTCAAAGTGGCGATGGTGTAACATTGTTCAACACAGCTCACCCAACAGTGGCTGGTGGTAGTAACAAGAATAGATTGTCAACAAACGCTGACTTGAACGAGACTTCTCTTGAGCAAGCAGTAATTGACATTGCAGCTTTCGTAGATGAAAGAGGCTTGTTGATTGCAGCAAGGCCAAGAAAACTTATTGTTCCACCAGCATTAATGTTTGTTGCAACTAGGATTTTACAATCAGAACTCAGAGTTGGAACAGCAGATAATGACACAAACGCAATAAGATCTAATGGATCAATTCCAGAGGGTTATTCTGTTAATCACTATTTAACAGATACAGATGCGTTTTTCTTAACTACTGATGTTCCTAACGGAATGAAGATGTTTGTAAGAACACCAATGGCAACATCTATGGATGGAGATTTCAACACAGGTAACGTAAGATACAAAGCCCGTGAGAGATATTCATTTGGTGTGTCCGATCCTCTCGGTATGTTTGGTTCACCGGGAGCCTAAACCCCTAAAAGGGAGCTGTTCCTTTCCGGCTCCCTTTACTTTTAACCCTTGACTGCATTTAGCAGACATTTGCCACGACAAGGAGATTAGACATGGCTAACACAACTTTCTCAGGTCCAGTACGTTCTGAGGGTGGATTTACCACTATCAGCAAGAACGCAGCAACTGGAGCAATCACAACTCAATCAAGTATTAATTCTAGTGGATTTGCATCTTTAGATGCTAATAAACTTGGAACAGAAGCAGGCGCTGGTATCACAGGTGGTACTGGAACTATTTATAGAAGCTCTGTTATGAGACAAGGTGGAATTATTACAACAAGAATATTAATTGACCTTACTGGATTAAGATCAACAGCGTCTGGTGATATTATTGGTGTTAATGGCACATCTGAAGTTTGTCACATAGGGCAGATTACAGCAGCAGAAAACGGAACAATCATTGCTGGTAGCATGGAATGTTTTGAAGCACCTGCAGGCGGCGATCCTGACATCAACGTACACTCTGCCACAGAAGGCACAGGTGTAGAAGATGGGGCTATTTCAGATCTAACAGAAACTCAATTAGTTGATGCTGGTGATGCAACATTAGGCAGTAAAGTTTATTTCACAGCCGTTCCAGCAGCTGATGAGTTTTTGTACTTAACATTAGGTGCAACAACAGATGCAGATTATACTGCAGGTAAGCTATTAATTGAATTAATAGGCTACGAGGCTTAATTACAGGAGACTTAAATGGCAGGTCGATCAGACGTAAAAGCCTTTAACTTTAACCAAGGTGACAGCGCTGCTGTTGTTGGTCCAGATAGAACAAGAATAAGACAAGTAGTTATTTTTGGAAATGCTGCAGGCGCAGTAACTATCAAAAATGGATCAGGAGGAGCAGACTTATTAGTTCAAAGTTTTCCAACAGGATTACATACTTTGAACATACCAGATCAGGGTATATTAGCAGAAAGTGGTGCTTATATACACGCATTTACTGGATCTGGAAATAAGTTAACTTTGTTCTTATCGTAATGGCTACAAAAAAAGGGACTATGAAAGGTCACACTATCAGCGGTGGGCATAAGCGGCCCACCAAAGCTGGTGCAGGTATGACCGCAAAAGGTGTTGCAAAATACCGAAGAGATAATCCCGGATCTAAACTCAAAACAGCAGTCACAGGAAAAGTAAAGCCCGGCAGCAAAGCTGCAAAGAGGCGTAAGTCTTTTTGTGCCAGATCTGCAGGTCAAATGAAGAAGTTTCCTAAAGCAGCAAAAAATCCTAATAGTCGTTTAAGGCAAGCTAGAAGAAGGTGGAAATGTTAATGGAGAAGAATGTTCAATCTTTACAGATAGAGTTTGCTGAATGGAAATCTAAACAAGACTATCTTGTTAAACATGTTGATGAATTAAGAGCTGATATGACAGATATCAAAAGAGCCGTATTTCAAGCTAAGTGGATGCTTATTGGTGCTTTAACAGTTATAGCAGTAACTAACACAGGTGCGATAACAGAATTGTTGGCGTTGATAAAATAATGATTTCAAGAGCATCAATGAAGCAGCAGATGAAAGGTAACAAAATGAAAAAGAAACCTGTTCAAAAGAAAAATATAGGCAAGATGTTAGAAACATTTTCTCCTGTTTATAGTATAATGAAGGGCAAAGGCCCAATGAGCAAACTGGCATCAAACCTTGGAAAAGCTGCTGGACCTTTAAGTCCTATTGGTATGTTAGCAAAAGACAAGAGAGAAGAAGCTAAAAAGCGCGCTATGGCTATGCAAGGGGCTAATAAAATGACACCATTAGCAGCTAATAAAATGACAGAAATGCAAAGAATGATGGCAGGCGGACCAATAAAAAGAAAAAGATCAATAGATGGATGCGCTAGAAAAGGAAAAACAAGAGCAGTATGATTAAACAAGAAGTTTGCCCTATATGTAAAACAGCATTAAAAGACACAAAAGAAAAGCAAGTTCAATGTGTTACCTGTAAAGCCTTAATATCAACTGAGGTTGAATGGCAGAGTAGATATGGATACGAATGGGTAGAGGATAATGTCAAAACGTAATTATCGTGGTGAGTATGATAACTACCACAAAAAACCTGACCAAAAGAAACGTAGAGCTAGCAGAAACACCGCTAGATCTAAAATGAAAACTGCTGGTCGTGTTAAGAAGGGTGATGGAAAAGATGTCGCTCATAAGAACGGAAATCCTAAAGATAACAAGAAAAAAAATCTTTCGGTAAAATCTAAATCAACAAACAGATCGTTTGCAAGAACTAGTAAAGCTAGAAAAGTAAACAGGAGAGCTTAATGAAACAACCTATGAGA